GGGATAACCTGTGGATATCTCCTTTCTTCTTGTAGGGTTTGACTCAGATAACCTCCAAAATATTTTGACTGTAATTTCGTTCTTACGCGTATATAAGGGCGGCCACGGGATCCGGCTCCCACGGGATCCGGCTCCCCCGTTCACACTGCTCCTGTCCTGGTGTATACTTCTTGCATATCGAAGGTAGATGTGAGTAGATTATGGCTAAGGGAAAGAAAACAGGCGGCCGCGTTGCCGGGACCCCAAACAAGATCACCCAAGATGTCATGGCCACGCTGGATGCGCTGGGCTGCAACCCTCTGGAGCTCTCGGCAAAGATAGCCCTAGGAGAGGAGCTGGATGGACCCCACCCGGCCCTGTCGGCCTTCTATGCCTTCGCTGATGACCTTGCAAAACTTGAGGATAAAGGCGGGGCCGTGACCCCGGAACTCATCGAGGAACTACGCGGCCTGATCGACGATAACCTGACCGCGGGCTATGTCCCCATCGAGCTGCGCTCCAAGCACATCAATGAGCTCAAAAAGTACGTCTATCCGCAGCGCAAGGCCGTAGACATCAACCCTGGCACCAATCCCGATGGGTCCCCGGCCAGGATGGTGATGATCGGCTTCGTGGATGCTGACCTAGCGTCCGGAGGTAATAATGCCAGCGACAGCTGAGCAGCAAGTCCAGTTCCCGGCCAAGACGCGCTTCCTGTTTGAGCCCCACCGTTACAAGGTCCTACACGGCGGACGGGGCTCGACTAAATCCTGGTCCATCGCCCGTGCTCTCCTGCTCATGGGTGCCAATAAGCCGCTCCGGATCCTCTGTGCCCGTGAGATCCAGCGCTCCATCGCTGATTCCGTCCTTCGCCTGCTCGCCGACCAGATCGAGTTCCTCGGCCTACAGAACGTGTACGAGGTACAGCGCAGCTATATCCGCAGCAAGATCAACGGCACGCTGTTTCTGTTCGAGGGCTTGCGCTCCAATGTCACCAAGATCAAATCTCTGGAGGGGATCGATGTATGCTGGGTGGAGGAAGCCGAGGCCATTTCCGAAGAGTCCTGGGATGTGCTCATTCCGACCATCCGTAAGTCTGGCTCAGAGATATGGATCAGCTTCAATCCCGATCTGATGGAGGATCCTACCTATCAGCGCTTCGTGGTCAATCCGCCCCCCTCCGCCAAGGTAGTGGCCCTGAACTTCGCCGATAACCCGTGGTTTGCTGAGTCGGAGTTGGCTGCTGAGGAGGTATACATGCGCCGGGTTGATCCCGAGCGCCACTCCTGGATATGGCTGGGGCAGCCCCGCAAGCATAATGACGCCCAGGTGCTCAAAGGCAAGTGGCGAGCGGATTCTTTGGACACGGCTGGTGCCGACGGCCCTTACTTCGGTGAGGACTGGGGCTTTTCTACCGACCCTACCGCCCTTGTCCGCTGCTGGCTGTTCCCGGCCTCTGTGCCGGGGCGCTATAAGCTGTATATCGATGCTGAGCGGTACAAGGTAGGCGTCCCGGTCGTTGATCTACCGCCATTCATGCGCAGCATGCCCTTGATCACCGGTCACACTGTCCGGGCAGACAACGCCCGCCCGGAGCTGGTGCATCACTGCAACAATGACCGTGGACCGGATGGGAAGGAGCCGCCGCTCAAGGTGGAATCTGTCCAGAAGTGGCCGGGGTCCGTAGAGGATGGGGTCGATTGGCTGCGGGGCTGCGAGGAGATCATCATCCATCCCTCCTGCAAGCACACAATAGAAGAAGCCAGGCTGTGGTCCTATAAGACCGACCGCCTGACCGGGGATATCCTCCCGGACCTAGTGGACAAGCACAACCACTGCTGGGATGCGGTGCGCTACGCTCTGGCCTCCTTCATACGAGGTAGCCGGAAATCAGCCATCATAGCACCCTCCGGCACCACGTCCCAGTCCACGTGGGGCGTGTAGGCGGCGGCCCGTTGTGCTAGAATTACACAGATTGACATAGGATATTCACATGGCCGAAGCCCCTACCCCGAACAAAGCAACCCTCTCCGAGCTTGGCGATACCGGCCTCAAGCGCTTCGGCGGCATCATCGACGATGAGTTCCTGCGCCAGCTCAAAGGCAAGAAGGCCGCGCAGGTCTTCCGCGAGATGCGGGACAATGACGATATCATCGGCGGGATATTGTTCTCGGTCGAGATGCTCTTGCGAAACGTCGAGTGGCGCACGGACCCGGCCAGCGAGGACCCGCTCGATATCGAGATCGCCGACTTCGTGGAGAGCTGCCGCCATGACATGAGCCACTCCTGGGAGGATTTCATCGCCGAGGTCCTGTCAAAACTGACCTATGGCTATGCACCACACGAAATCTGCTACAAGCAACGCCTTGGTCCCGAGCAGGACGACCCGACCAAACGCTCCAAGCACAACGACGGCATGATCGGCTGGCGCAAGCTCCCGATCCGCGGGCAGGAGACCGTGGAGCGCTGGGACTACTCCGAGGACGGTGGCCTCGTGGGCATGGAGCAGCGTAAGCCCATGACCGGGGAGGTTGCCAAGATACCCATGGAGAAGCTCCTCCTGTTCCGCGCTGGTCAGCACAAGAACAATCCAGAGGGTCGCAGCGCCCTGCGCAATGCGTTCAAGCCCTGGTATTTCAAGAAGCACATCAGCCAGATCGAGGCCATCGGCATCGAGCGCGACCTGGCGGGCCTGCCTAAGATAGGCGTGCCAGGATCGATACTTAATCCCGATGCCTCTGCCGAAGAAAAGGCGACATTGGCGGCGTTCAAGCAGCTAGGGCAGAACATCCGGAATGATGAGCAGAGCTGTGTTATCTATCCCCTTGAATATGATGAGAAGGGCAACGAGATATACAAAGTAGAGCTTATGTCCTCCTCCGGCGCCCGCCAGTTCGACACCAATGCCATCATCAGCCGCTACGACAAGCGCATCGCCGGCACGCTCTTGGCCGACTTCATCATGCTTGGCCAGGACGGCGTGGGTAGCCTTGCCCTGTCCTCGGACAAGACCGAGCTGTTCGCCACGGCCCTCGGAGCATGGCTCAAGTCCATCGCCGAGGTGATGAACCGCTTCGCCATCCCGCGCCTGCTGCGCCTGAATGCTATCCCGCTGGAGCGTGCTCCACGGTTCGTGCCAGGCGATATTGAAAAGCCGGATATTGAGAAGTTTGCCCAGGCTCTGAGCCAATCCGTCCTGGCCGGTGTCCTTGGCCCGGATGAGGGGAGCGACAAGCTGCGGCAGTTGTTGGATCTGCCGAGGATTGAGGAGGAGTAGACCATGCCTGAGCTGTTACCCTGCCCTTTCTGCGGTTGTGAGGACATCGAAGTTACGCAGAATACACAGAGTGACTACATGTCTGGGTGGTACTGGACTGTGGGCTGTACAGCATGTGAGGCAGAGTTCGCTGTGAGTACAGAAGCCGCAGATGCTATTGCTCGTTGGAACACGCGGGTAGGATAGCTAAATGCTCTCCCTAATCCAAAAAGCCGCCCAACGCGATCAGGTAGCCCTACTCGAGCAGGCCGCCAACCGCTTGCGCCCGTCCCTGCGCCGGGCGTTCCTGGATGCCGTCGCGCAGATCCAGGACGAGGCGGTCATCAAGCGGCTGACCGAGTACCTCGAAGCGGGGGACATCGAAGGCGCTGCCGACTACCTGACCACGAACCTCGAGCGCATCCTCCTTGGCTCGGGGGTCGCGGTCGGCGCGACCATCTACATCGACCAGTGGCGCAAGGCCCATGCAGCAGGGGCGGATGCCGGCCTCAAGGCCCTCCCTGCCGCCAAGGCCAAGGCAGCGACCTATGACCCGCTGGCGCCCTCCTCCGTGATCCCAGTTCGGGAGTATTCTGCCCAGATGGTCAAGGGCATTACCGATGCAAGCCGGGCGGGTATCGTGACCGCGCTTGAGGAGACCAATGCCCTCGGTTATGGCACCGCGAAGCAGGCACGTGCCGTGCGCGGCATGATTGGCCTGACCTCGAACCAGGCTCGGGCGGTGACGAACTTCCGCGACCAGCTAGAGCAGCAGCGCAATAGCCCCCTGGATGCGGAAGGAAATCCACGGTTCATGCGCCCAGCCGACGGGCGGCGCCTCTCCGCGACCGAGCGGGCAATGGTCCGCCGCCAGTTGCGCGAGGGTTACCTGACCGATGAGCAGATCGACAAGATGGTAGGCCGCTATTACGAATCACTCCTGAACAAGCGGGCCGCTGAT